GATTATGTGATACCCGGAGACGTAATCGGGCCGCTATATTTTGAGTTTGTAGGCACAATTGGGGGATTGCCGATTTTGGGACGGGCTACCATAGACAGGAGGTGGATATAAGGTAATGGCTAAAAAGCGTGGGAAGATTGCAGACTTGCTTTCATGCGAAGCAAGTTTTTTATTTGCGAGCGGTGCGGTGGCGCTGCTACGATAGCACATCAATGTGGGCTAGGGGAATCTTTCCGAAAAATGAGTTCTAGCGCCCGACAAGGGGCGCTTTTTGTTTGGAGGCGAAGACAAAATGACCGTGCGACCTTTGCGCCCGTGTGCCTATCCGGGCTGTCCAAAGCTGGTACAGCCGCCCGCGCGCTACTGCGAACAGCACCGGCAGCATGAGCGGCAAAGTGCTCGACAGTACGATGCTGAACGAGGCACCGCGCACCAGCGCGGCTATGGAGCCAGGTGGCGCCGGGAACGGGCGATGCACCTGGCCCGGGAGCCGCTGTGCCGGGATTGCCTGGCCGAAGGGCGAGTGACGCCTGCGACGGAGGTTCACCACGAGCCGGACCGGAACGACCCGAACTACGAGCTCGTGAGCCTGTGCCGCCTGCACCACAACCGCCGGACGGCCCGGCAGGTGGCCGAGTGGCGGGCGGCGGGCACCCCCAGGGGGTAGGGGGGGGTCGAATCTCTGGCGTGGCCAGCCCCGGGACCGGCGGCGGGCCTCGTTTTTTCCGTGTACGAGTCTGGAGGTGTTCGCGATGGCTGGTAGAGGACCCGCGCCGAAGCCGGAGCATCTGCGGCAGAGACGCAACCGAAAATCGACTGCGGCGACCCTTGAGATGCCACCCGAAGGCGAGCGCCGGCGCGCCCCGACCCTTCCAAACCCGGACGGCCGAAAGTGGCACCGGCTCACCAGGGCGTGGTGGCGGCGGGTGTGGCAGTCGCCCATGGCCAGCGAGTACCTGCCAACGGACGTTGACGGGCTGGCCAGGCTGGCGGTGCTCGTAGACGATTATCACAAGGCCGACAACCCGAAGCTCCGCAAGGAGCTGTTGCAGGAGATACGACTGCAGGAAGCCCGCTTCGGCCTGTCGCCCGTCGACCGGGCCCGCCTGCATTGGGAGATCGCCAAGGGTGAGGAAGCCGAGCGAAAGCGGCCGCACCGCCCCGCGGAGGAAGCGCAGCAACAGCCCCCGGCTGGTGACCCGCGGGCGCTTCTGCGGGTGGTGAAGTAGTGTGGCGATGCTCATGGTGCCTGACGACGGCGATCAGTATTGGCCGACGCTTGGGCCGCAGGTGTGCGACTTCATTGAGCGCTACCTGGTCCACGGCCCTGGCGACCTGCGTGGTCAGCCGGTGCGGTTGGACGACGAGAAGCGGGCGCTCATTTACCGAATGTACGAGGTGTACCCGAAGGGCCACCCGCTGGCCGGCCGGCGCCGGTTCAAGCGGGTGTTCATTTGCTTGCCTAAAGGCGTCGGCAAGACTGAATTGGCCGCCTGGATCGCTGCCGTCGAGCTGCATCCCGAGGGCCCAGTTCGCACCGTGGGTTGGACGAAGAGCGGCGAACCGATTGGGGGTCCGGTCACGGACCCGTACATTCCGATGGTAGCCTACACGGAGGAGCAGAGCGACGAGTTGGCCTACGGTGCGCTGAAGACCATCTTGGAAGAGTCGCCGCTACGGGATGACTTCGACATCGGCCTTGAGCGCATTATGCGCCGCCGCGGCGACGGCAAGGCGGTATCGCTTGCGTCGGCACCAAGTGCTAGGGACGGTGCGCGGACGACGTTCCAAGTCGCCGATGAAGTGCATTGGTGGACGACGCCCCGGCTCCGCCAAGCCCATACCACGATGATGGCGAACCTGCCCAAACGCAAGGCCGCTGACGCCTGGGTCCTAGAGATTACGACGGCGCCAGAGCCTGGAGCTGGTTCCGTGGCGGAGGATGCCATCGAGTATGCCCGTGCCGTCGCTGATGGCCGGGTGAAGGATGCGAAGTTCTTTTTCTTCTGGCGTTATGCCGGCGACGGCCATGACCTGGAGACCGAGGAGGGGTTCCGGGCGGCCGTTATTGAGGCTTCGGGTGCAGCTGCCGCGTGGCGGGACATTGATGCCATTGTCGACCTCTGGCGCGACCCGACGGCGGACAAGCAATATTTCGAGCGCGTGTGGCTCAACCGGCTGGTGAGGAGTGGCAGGCAGGCGTTTGACATCGAGAAATGGCGCCTGCTGGCCCGGTCTGAGTCGCCTGTCAAAGACGGCGACCTTATCACCATCGGTTTCGACGGCGCCCAGTTCCACGACTCGACGGCGATTGTTTGCACCCACGTCGAGACGGGCTACCAGTGGCTGGCTGGCTTGTGGGAGTGTCCGTTTGGCCAGGAAGAGACATGGCAGGTGCCGGCTGAAGAGGTCGATGCCGTTATCGCCGACCTCTTTGAACGGTACGACGTGTGGCGCATGTATGCCGACCCGCCCTACTGGCAGTCCTGGGTGGCGGCCTGGGCGGGACGGTATGGCGAGCAGCGAGTCGTCGAGTGGTGGACGAACCGGCGCAAAGCGATGGCGTACGCGCTGGAGGCATTTGAGACCGCGATTAACGAGGGCGCGATTTCGCATAGTGGCGACCGGCGCCTGGAGCGGCACCTGGGCAATGCCAGGCGCAAGGATCTGCCGCAGAAGGCAGAGGACGGGCGGCCGCTTTGGCTGATCCAGAAGGAGCGGCCGGACAGCCCGCACAAGATTGACGCGGCAATGGCCGCCGTCCTAAGCTGGGAGGCCCGCCGGGACGCCATCGCCGCTGGCGTGTTGGAGTCCAGCAGATCAGTCTACGAGGAAAGGGGGCGGATTTTCATATGAAGTGGGAGGAACTGTTGCAGGAGCTCATGTTGGTCGCGGGATTCGCCTCCTTAGGCTATGGCCTCTGGATGGTACATCCGGCCGCGGCGTTGGTCGTTTGCGGTGCCCTGCTTATGTGGGCTGGCTATCCGAAGAGGAGGGCTGGCTAATGGGTGTCTTGACAAGGATTTTGGCCCAGTCGTACACCATGGAGGATTTCGACCGACAGGTCCTGTCCCGCATACGGGGCGGCCTGTCGCATGCCGGGGTCCAGGTTTCCGAGTCCACGGCCATGCGGCTCATCGACGTCTACGCCTGCGTTCGGGTTATCGCGGAGACCATGGGCAGCTTGCCGGTGTCGATCTACCGCCGGCGGCCAACAGGCGGGGCGGACAAGGTGCCTGACCATCCGGTGACTAGGCTCCTGACCATCGAGCCGAACCCGGACATGACGGGGCAGACGATGGTGGAGACGGTCACGGCCAACTGTGCCATTAGCGGCAATGGCTACGCCGTGATTACGCCCGACATGTCTGGCCGACCGGCGGATCTGTACCCGTACCAGTGGACGCAGGTCGAGCCAGAGCGGGACCCCGAGACAGAGCGGATCTGGTACCGGGTGACCACAGATGACGGGGAATGGATGCTCCTGCCGGCTGAACGGGTCCTGCACATCCCGGGCTTCTCGTTCGATGGGTTGAAAGGCCTTTCGCCAATCGCCCACGCTGCGGAGATGGTCGGAATCGGCCTAGCCACCCAGGAGTTCCTGGCTCGGTTCTACGGGCAGGGGATGAACGTAGGCGGCGTGCTGGAGCACCCCGGCAAACTGAGCGACAAAGCCCGGGCCAACCTGATCGCGGACTTGGAAGCCAAGGGCGCAGGGCTGGCCAACAGCTGGCGGCCGCTTGTACTCGAAGAGGGCATGAAATTCAACCGGATCCCTATGCCCCTACGGGACGCCCAGACGGTCGAGATGTTGAAGCTCACCCGGGACCAGATTGCGGCTCTGTTCCGGGTGCCGCCGCACATGATCGCCAATCTGGAGCGGGCCACGTTCAGCAACATCGAGCACCAGTCGCTGGAGTTCGTCAAGTACACCATGCTGCCGTGGATCGTCCGCTGGGAGCGGGAGATCAACCGCAAGCTGTTCACCCGGCGGGAGAAGGAGCAGGGGTACTACGTCAAGTTCAATGTGGAGGGCCTGCTCCGGGGGGACTATAAGAGCCGCCAGGAAGGGCTGGCCATCCAGCGGCAAAACGGCATTATCAACGCCGACGAATGGCGCGAACTCGAAGAAATGAACCCCATCCCCGATGGTAGTGGCAAGGTCTACCTCGTGAACGGCAACATGAGGCCAATCAGCGAGGTCGTCCGACCCGAGGGTTCAGGAGGTGAAAACGGCGCATGAGCAAGCGATTCTGGAAGATCCGGGCAGCCAAGGATAACCCCCGGGTCGGCGAGCTGTTGCTGTACGGTTCCATAAGCGAAGTGAGCTGGTTGGGCGATGAGGTGACGCCGCGCCAGTTCAAACAGGACCTTGACGCACTGGGCGACGTTGATGAGATCCGGGTCTACATTAACTCGCCAGGTGGCGACGTATTCGCCAGCCAGGCGATTTACACCATGCTCACTCGGCACTCGGCCACCGTCACCGTCTACGTGGATGGATTGGCGGCTTCCGGTGCCTCGCTTGTGGCCATGGCCGGCGATACCATCCGCATGCCGCGCAACGCGATGATGATGATTCACAACCCGTCGGCGTTGGTCTGGGGCGAGGCCAGGGACATGCGCCAGATGGCCGACGCCCTAGACAAGATCCGAGAGGCCATGGTGGAGGTATACAAGGCCAAGACCGGGCTCGACGAGGACCGCATCATCGAGTTGTTGGATGCCGAAACATGGATGGCGGCCGAAGAGGCCGTAGAGCTCGGCTTCGCCGACGAGGTCGAGGAGGCCAAGCAGGTGGCCGCGACCATCCAGGGTGACAAGGTGGTGATCAACGGCGTCGAGATGGACCTGTCGCGGTACAAGTTGCCGGACAGGATCCGCGACGCGTTGAGTGCAGCGTCACCGTTGTCCAACGGCCGCAAGAAGCCGGGCCCCGAAGCCCGGCACCCAACGGTGGTTCTAACGGGTGGCGCCCCCAAGCGGGCGCCACTCACACTTTACGAGCGCCGCGTGCGCATCAACAAGCACAAAGGAGGCTGGTAGACATGAAGACCTTGCAGGAACTCCTGCAGGAGCGCGCCGAGCTGGTGCAGGCGCAGGCGGCGCTAATTGACGCCGCCAAGGTCGAGAACCGGGACCTGACCGACGTGGAAGCGGCTCGGTTCGAGGAGTTGGAGCAGAAGATCGTGGCGCTGGACGGGGAGATCGAGAAGGCTCGTGTGCATGAGGATCGCGAGGCCAAGGTTCAGCAGCGGTTGGAAGGACTGAAGACCCTCGCCTTCCATGCCCCGCGTCCGGGTGCTGGCCGCCGGGAGAAGGACGACGGTGGTTTCGAGTCGCTGGGAGAGTTCATCGCTGCTGTCCGGTTTGGCGATCCCCGGGGCCGCGTTAAGGCCGAGATGCGGATGGACGTCGGCGAAAGCGGCGGGTATGCGGTACCCGAGCAATTCCGCGACGAACTGCTGCAGCTTACGCCTGAAGAGGCCGTGGTACGTCCGCGGGCTACGGTCATCCCGCCCGGTACGCCGCCTGACGCGAAGCTAACCATCCCCGCGCTGGACCATAGCCAGGGCATCTACGGCGGGGTGGCTGTGCAGTGGATCGGCGAGGGCGCGCAGAAGCCCGAAACCGACGCCAAGCTGGTCGAGATCGCCCTGGAGCCCCATGAGGTTGCGGCGCATGTTGTCGTCACGGACAAGTTGCTCCGCAACTGGCAGGCCGCCGGGACTGTCATCCGCAACCTGCTGCGGGGCGCCATTGCGTCTGCTGAGGACGTCGCCTTCCTGACCGGTGACGGCACCAGCAAGCCTCTGGGCGTACTGAATAGCGCGGGTGCCATCGCTGTCAATCGGGCGGCCGCCAACCAGATCCAGTATGTTGACATTGTCAACATGCTGGCCAAGCTGCTTCCCGACTCCCTTGGTCGGGCAGTGTGGGTTGCGAACCAGAGCGTCCTGCCCCAACTGATGCAGCTGAAGGACAACGCCGGAAACCTGATCTTCATCCGCGGCGACGCGACCAGTGGCATTGCAGATACGCTGGCTGGCCTGCCGATCCGCTGGACGGGCCGGACGCCGGCGCTTGGCCAGAAGGGCGACCTTATGCTGGTCGACTTCCAGTACTACCTCATCAAGGACGGCTCCGGGCCGTTCGTGGCTGCCAGCGAGCACGTCTACTTTCGGGAGAACAAGACCGTCATCAAGGTCTTCTGGAACGTCGACGGCAAGGGGTGGGTTGCTTCGCCGCTCACGCTGGAAGACGGCATCACCCAGGTGTCTCCCTACGTCGTGCTCGACGTGCCGGCCACCTAAGGGGGTGAAAAGCGATGAGGTATCGCTGCATCGCTGAGTTCGTGGACCTGAAGACGGGGGAGCGGGTACAGCCCGGCTCCTTCGTCTCGTTTGACGACCCGGAGCGGGCAGCTCGGCTGGTGGCGGCCGGCTGCATCGTGCTGGTCGAGAAGCCCACGGCGACCAACGAACCGGCGCCAGAACCGGCACCGAAGACAATCAAACAGCGCAAGGGGTGATGGGGATGCGAAAGATGCGGTGGGCGTTGCAGGAGCTCGAAGCGCCGACCGAGGAGCCTGTCACCCTCGCTGATGCCAAACTGCACCTTCGGGTCGACGGCGACGAAGAGAACACCTGGATCGAACGAGCCATTCGGGCCGCTAGGGAGTTCTGCGAGGAGACCCAACAGCGGGCCTACGTCTCCCGGCGGTTCCGCATGAGCCTGGAGAGGTGGCCCTGCGGACGGATCATCGTCCTGCCCAAGCCGCCGCTTCAGTCGGTTGAGGTTATCACGTACATCCTGGCCGACGGCACGGTGGAGACGCTGGGCCCGAGCCAGTACGTCGTCGACGCCGCGTCGGAGCCCGGGACCATTTACTTGGCGCCCGGCGCTTCCTGGCCCGCTGGTCAGCTGGCGCCAGGGATGCCGATCCGTGTCGAGTTTACGGCGGGCTATGGAGCGGCTGCAGCCGTGCCGGAGCGAGTCAAGCAGGCTATCCTGCTCTTGGTCGGCCATTGGTACGAGAACCGGGAGACGGTGCTGGTCGGGAGCATCAGCCGGTCGCTGGAGTTCGCCGTCGAGGCCCTGCTTTGGCAAGACCGATTCTGGTACTCGGGGCCGGAGGGATGACCGATGGCTGCGGGACGACTCCGGCACCGGGTTGAAATTGGCCGCTACGTTGAGGGCCGCAACGAATGGGGCGATCCGCTCCCCCCTACTTGGCAGACTGTCGCGACCGTGTGGGCTGCTGTCGAGGCTTTGACAGGCCGGCTTTTCTTTGAGGCCCGGCAGACGGCGGAGCAGAGTGATCACAAAGTCACCATCCGGTGGCGCCGGGGGATCGAGCCTGGCATGATCGCGCGGCACGACGGCCGGGAGTTCGTGATTCAGGCCGTGCTGGACCGGGAGGGCACCCGTCGCTGG